CCATTAAACAAAGCTGTTGGTATGCCATATTACAATGCTAATGCAGCTGTAGAATATGCCTTCGATGATGACAACACACCATTGATGTTAGGTGGTTTTTTAGAATTAGCTAAGAAAAAAATGTTAGATCCAAAAGAATTCCTTAACTACAAAGTTACTGAGTATAATGCAGAAACTGATTGGAGAGACTACCCACCTTGTGTGCAAAAAGTAATTCAAGAAGGTTGGACAGGTGACAGAAACAATATGTTATTTAATGTTTGTGTTACAGAAATGAAAAAAGCAGAAGGTAATCTTACAGTTAGACAACTTAAAGATATTGCTTGGGACAGACAAAAAAGTATATTTGCTAATCATCCTAAAGGTCCATTAAAAAGAAATGAAAGTGATGGCACAGCACAATCAGTACATACAAAAGGTTATGAATATTTTTGTCCACCTAAACATAATTTTGTTGCATCAATATGCGATAAAGAAACTTGTAAACTTAGAAAACTTGGTATTGGTGTTCAAGCACCAGATATTAAAAATGAATTTGAAAACTTAACATACACTGAATCAACAAAAGAAATTATTTATGAATGTAAATTTAGAGATAGGCATATTACATTTAGACCTGAAGATACAAAAGATGAAAAGTCCTGGCGGGTTTGCTTAGCTAAATATAGAATTTTTTGGCTTACATTACCAAGACCAAAAAAGGGGCCAAGTCCATTTGAGTTATTAATGAAACATTTATTAGAATCAGCAGAAGAGAACAAATCTCTTTTATACGAAGATACTGTTGAAGAAGAAAAATATAATACACTCAAAATATTTTTTGAAAGCACAATTGAACAAGATGATTTTACTAAATTAAAAGATGGTTATACAGTATTAGATAGTAAAGATAATATATGTTACTTTAAAAGAAATACTTTGGCAGATTTTTTAGATAGGAGAAAGACACCATTTAAAAGTGTAAACCAAGCAGTGAGACTTTTAGAATGTGAGAAACATGATTTTTTTGAAGGTGAACGTAATGTATGGTTTGTAAAGATGCCTGAGTTTGTTAATCATCAAAAAATAAAACCAAAAAATAATACACAAGAACAACTTAGTGAGATGGATGATGAGTACCACAGCAAATTTAGGACTCCAGAAACAAAAACAAATATACAGAAAAACGATTAAAATCTTTGGTCCACCTGGTACAGGTAAGACTTGGACTTTAATTGAACGTGTTGTTAAAAAATATTTAAAAAAAGGTATAGATCCAGATAAAATTGCTTTTATATCTTTTACAAACAAAGCAGTAGACACAGCTAAACTTAGAGCTTTAGAAGCTTTTCCACATTTAGATTCAAAATCATTCAGTAGATTTAGAACTCTACACTCATATTGCAGAAGATATTTTGAAGAAGAAATATTTGATACAAAAGATTGTATGATTGATTATGCTTTGACTAATAACTTTGTGAAGAGATCTGATAACAGACTATCACAAGATAACTTTACTTATTCTGATTGGTCACTTGGTATTTACGACAAAGCTAGAAATTTATTAGAGGATCCTACGTTAGTATATAAAAGAGAAACACAAAAAAAAGAACCATTAGAAGTGTATCATAGAAAAATTGCTACTTATGAAATCTATAAAACTGCTGGAGGTGAAAGATCTTTTTTAGATTTTACTGACATGATAGAAAGAGCTTTACATGAAGTTGACTTTCCTGAGTTAGAAGTTCTTATACTTGATGAAGCTCAAGACTTTACACCTTTACAATGGTCTCTAATTTATAAAATGTCTGATAAAGTAAAAAGAATTTATTTAGCGGGTGATGATGACCAAGCTATTTATCAATGGAATGGTGCAGATACGAAATACTTTACAAAATATTTTCCTGGAAGAAAAGTTGTGCTGCGTAAAACTAGAAGATTTGGAACTGCAATACACCAATTCTCACAGATAATTAGAAAAGGAATTCTTGATAGTGTTGATAAAGAATTTGAACCGCTTGTAAAAGAAGGATTGGTAAAAAGATATTTAAGTTTTAAGGAGATACCATTTGAAAAGGATGAGGGTAAATGGTTTTTATTAGGCAGGATACATACAACTGTTAACGAACTAAAAGCTTTAGCTAAAGATGCTGGTATTTTTTTTGCTGACAATAAAGGACAGAAATCATTTGATCAGAATCAATGGTTAGCCATCAAAGCTTGGACAGCAATATCAAATGGCAGAGAGATAATGAAGAAAGAAGCAGAAGCCATGTACAAATTTATTAGAGAAGTTACTGATTCTGATTATAGAACATCTAAATTTTGGTCAAAAGAACCAGACTATAAGAGGTATGACTTCACAGCTTTGAAAGAATGGTGTGGTTTAGATTTACCTAATGAAGCTCAAAAAAAACAATGGTGGTGGATCTTAAGAAGAAATTTTAAACCAAGACAGGTAATTTATTTTTTAAGATTATTAAAAAGATACAAACAATCTAAGTTAGACGAGGTGCCAAATGTAATTATAGATACAATACATTCTGTCAAAGGTGATGAAGCTAATCATGTATTACTATATTCAAAAGCTAATTGGCCATCAAGTTTTAGACATAAAAACAAAGATGAAAAATCAAATGAAAAAAAAGTTTGGTACACAGGAGTAACAAGAGCTAAAGATAGTTTACATTTACTTAGCACAGACTATAAGTATAATTATCCAATAGGCCAAGATTATTTAGTTTATGTACAAGGAGACAAATGAAATATTTAATAATATTCATACTCATTACAGGATGTAGTGCAAAGTTTGATAGCTTTGATCCAACTACATCTATTTTGAAATGGGTGATAACAAGTGAAAAAAAATGAATCATTTAGATTTATTCAGTGGCATTGGTGGATTTAGTTTAGCTTTAGAAAAAGTAGGATTTAAAACAGTTGGCTTTTGTGAAGTAGATCCATACTGTCGATTGTTGCTGCAAAAACATTGGAAAGGGGTTACAATACATAATGATATTAAAAAATTGGAAGCGAAAGACATCAGAGAACCAATTGACATCCTTACGGGTGGCTTCCCTTGCCAACCATACAGTGTTGCAGGCAAACAAAAAGGGACTGACGACAACAGATATCTCTGGCCAGATATGTTTAGAGTCATTAAAGAAATCAAACCCACCTTCATTATTGCAGAAAATGTGCGAGGAATTGTTAACATCCAAGACGGCATGGTATTCGAAACAGTGTGCTCTAACTTGGAAAGTGAAGGCTTCGAAATCCAACCGTTTATTATTCCAGCTGCAGGCGTCGGTGCGCCCCATAAAAGAGAAAGAGTCTGGATTGTGGGCTACTCCAAACACAATGGATCACTTACCTCCAAGATCAGAAGAGGGAACAAAGAAGCTGATGCAGGGACACAGAAAAGGCAGAACCAAACCATCGAACCTAAGAGAACAAGTAGATCCAATGACTATGAAGTTATGGAGAACTCCAGACGCGAATTGCATGAGGGGTCCAGCGTCAGAGAAAAGAATGAAGATGAAAATAGAAAAGAAATTACCAATCAGTATCAACGATCAAGTAGCACATCCAAACATCATGTGGCCGACTCCAAGAGAATTTATGTACAAGGACAGCAAAGTGGATCGGGGCAAGAGCAATCTAGGAGAGAAAGTTGGTGGGAGTTTGAACCCAACGTGGGTAGAGTGGCTAATGGGGTACCCGGGCGAGTACACAGACTTAAAGGATTGGGAAACTCTATCGTCCCGCAAATCGCAGAAGAAATAGGAAAAGCAATATGGAAAACACTGAACCAAAATTAAGAATTCTTTCGTTAGGAGCTGGTGTACAAAGTTCAACAATGGCTTTAATGGCTGATGCAGGAGAGTTTGGCGTAAAACCAGATGCAGCTGTGTTTGCAGATACAGGATGGGAACCTGAACCAGTAATTAAACATCTTGAGTACCTTAGAACCATTCTAAGTTACCCGGTGCACTTAGTTAAGAAAGGCAATATTCAAGATGATATACTCACGGCTCTCGCACCAGGCGGAAACCAATTTGCTTCTGCACCATTTTACACACTTAATGATCAAGGTAAAAAAGGTATGGGTCGAAGACAATGTACAAGAGAATACAAAATAACTCCAATTGCAAAAAAAATTAGAGAGCTATGTGGACTCAAACCTAGACAAAGATTTCCAAAGACAGAGCACGTAGAAGTTTGGGTGGGTATATCTACAGATGAAATAATGAGAATGAAACCATCAAGGTTTTGGTGGCAAAAAAATGTATGGCCTTTAATTGATAAGAAAATGTCAAGGCAAGATTGTTTAAAATGGTATGAAGGCAAAGGTTTTAAGATACCTGTTAAATCTGCATGTATTGGCTGTCCTTTTCATGATGATAATTTTTGGATAGAAATGAGAGATAACAGACCAAAAGAGTTTGCATCTGCTGTAGAATTTGATAAAAAGATGCGTATGCATAATCCTAAAGTCAAAAACTTTGTTCATAGACAATGTGTTCCATTGGATCAAGTAAAATTTAAAAATGACGATGGGCCAGACTTATTTAATAACGAATGTGAAGGTATGTGTGGAGTTTAGAAATTTAATTATAAAAGCTTTAGAAGATAAATATAATGCTGAGGTATCTCAAGCTCATGCAACAATAACAATATACTTGAGTAAATCAGTCGGAATTGGAGAACACCCTCAACATATAGAAGAAGTCGATAAATTAGTTGATAAAATTGCACAAGCAGAAGAAAAATTAAATGTGCTACAAAGATTCAAGATATGACAGATAAAGATATGTTTGATGATGTTTTTCCACAGGATAAGCAGATAGGTGGGAATCATTACAAAGATTTTCATATACAACCTTTTGAGTTTATTTCAAAAAATGATCTTTCATTCTTTCAAGGAAACGTAATTAAATATGTTTGCAGATATAAACACAAAAATGGAATAGAAGATTTAGAAAAGATAAAACATTATTGTGAATTAGAGATTAAAAAAATGAAAGATTTGAATGACAAGCAAAGTTCAAAAAGAAATAACGGTAAAAGGAAATAGATTTCATTTAGAAATTTACCCTTATTTGGAGGGAACAAATTCAAAAGAATTTACTTTTGAAATATTTCCATATGACTATAATGCAGCTTTATATGCTTTTAGTAACAAAGAAAGTTTAAATAAATTAATTAGAGAAAAATATATTACAGAAAAAAAATGAGTGGATTACAATTTACATTTAATTTTAAAAAACATATTTGGGCATGTCCATCAGAGTACAAAGATTTAAGCAGATATGATGAGATTGCAATCGATTTAGAAACAAGAGACGAAGGTATTAATAATAAACTTGGTGCAGGTTGGGCAACTGGTAATGGTTATGTTATTGGTTTTGCTGTAGCTGTAGAAGGTTGGCAAGGATACTATCCATTTAAACATGAGGGTGGTGGTAATATGATACCTGATCAAGTTTTAAATTACATGAAAGATGTATGCAAATTGCCAAGTAGAAAAATATTTCACAATGCACAATATGATATCGGATGGTTGAGACAAATGGGTATTGAAGTAAATGGTGAAATAGTAGATACGATGATTACTGCGGGAGTCATTGATGAAAATAGATGGTCTTACAGTTTAAATGCATTAGCAAAAGATTATCTTGGTGAGCTAAAGTCCGAAACAGATTTAAAAGAAGCAGCCAAAGATCATGGCATAGATCCTAAAGCTGAGATGTGGAGATTACCTTCAGAACACGTCGGGTTTTATGCAGAGCAAGATGCACGTCTGACTTACCTATTGTGGCAAAGATTTAAACCAGAATTGAATAATCAAAACTTAGAAACAGTTTGGAGCCTTGAAAACAAGCTGTTACCAATACTTATTAAAATGAGAGAGAAAGGTGTAAGGGTTGACGTTGATAAAGCTCATCAACTAAAAAAAGAGTTCCAGGCTCAGGAAAAAAAATATCTTTTAAAAATAAAACAGCTAGCAGGACGAGAAGTAGACATATGGGCAGCACGACAAATAGGCGAAGCCTACGACAGACTTGGCATAGATTATCCACGTACTGACAAAACTCATGAGCCATCTTTTACATCCAATTGGTTAGCTAATTCGAAACACGAAATATCAAAATATATAGCACAGGCTAGAGAGATC